GTAACATATCCGTGACTGGTGGACACTTGTCCTCCCACGGTGGACACTATGTGTACGCGAGTGGTGGACACGCAACCGGGTCACGTGTCCACCATAGCAACACACTATTTACTTTACCGTGCTAAAGTTACACGGACAATTGTACACCACCGGAATACAATATCAATTGATGGTGATGGGTGCAGTTTCCGAATAGTTTCCGATCACGTTAGATAGGTTTCCATTCGACATCCGTTTAAGCAGATCTTTTTGGCTGCTTTTGATATAGGCCACAGTATTGGCTTGAATAGCTGCACCAAAATTGGCACCGCCTACAGGATACACACCGCCCGATGCAGGGTCATATAGTGATGCAAACCAGTTGACAATCAGCGTTCCTCCCTGTCGTGTCCCGAAAAAAGCGGAGATGGTGTTAACGGGATTGACGATAGTCATGCGTCCTCCGAAAGTGGTGATGCCGTTGCAGCATGCCACGAAAGTTTGTAATGTGTCGCTTTGGCGGCTATCCATTGTGCAAGACCTGATATAGCACATACCATTGATATTGTCGATCATGCTATTGGTCAACGTGTCGTGACCCCCATAGAACGTGCATGCGTTGTAGTAGGCCATACCGCTCCACTGTCGAGCGCACACGTTTTCAAAGGTAACATTTTCCGCTACAAACGTGCACCCTTCCCAGTAAGGCGTCCGTTCTGTGTTGGTGTTGATGACTGTACCGCCGCTGACGTTAATATGACAGTGATAGAAAGTGGCACCATTTAGATCAAGCGTGCAGTTATTGACCATTACATGCAACTGGCAGCCGTGGATGACGGAATAAGACGTGATATCACTTGCAGGAATTTTGAATGTGCCACCACCTGTTAAAACAATACGCTGCTGTACCAACCCAGTGGTGATTTTCTTAAATACTGTTTCAAAATCGTTTTGGTTGGTACAGGTGGTTCCCGTTCTGGTGCCGATAAAGTTGTTCAGATAGTTGACCGTTTTCAATGCCAGTTTTTCGTCTAAGGTGTCCATATTTTCCTGTAAGGCTGCCATTCCCGCGCGAACGTCAGCAATTACACCATTGACAATAGCCGTAATATCCATAATTTCCAGCCAATAGTCATGGTTAGTGATATCCACGCCTGCCGGAACATTGTCAATTGCAAGATACGCAATATATCCATCAATGACAATGTTATGTGCCGGATACTGTGTTGTGATGTTCCATTCCGGGGGATTGTGTACTTTGATCGTGTTGTTTTTTGCAAAGTCCCGTATGAAACTTGACTGCTTCTTGATTTCCTGCAAAAGCCAGTCAAGATTTAATTCGTGAACATTGCTATACGGAAACTGATTAAAAGCCATATTTCAACCTCCTTTTAGTAGACCATCAGGCAGAACCGCTGCTTAAATTCCGCGATGATGATATGCACCATGTCATTTTTGGCACGCAGATTCAATTCAGCCTCGATCATCTGTTGGGCCATAGTCACACCAATGTTTCCGTGAATGTGGCCGCTATGTTGGCTTCCGCTGTCGGTGGACTGTTCGCTGGACGATTGATCCTGCATCTGATCCGCCACGTTGAAACCGGCAACTTTATTCAGGTAGCCGCCTTTACTGTTGGCCGTGTCGTTCCACTCCTCGTATCGGTCATAGTTTTCAATTGGGCTGTATTCCGCGTTTATTGCTGCGGCTATGCGATTCCACGCCCCAACCCTGCTTTTAGACCATGACGTGATGGAGGCTTTCATGCTTTCCGCTGACGGATACACTAATTCCAGCTCTGCCAGCTCTGTTGTCAATTCCGGTAGCACGTCACCGGCATTAACACCGGCCGGCCACGACATACCATCAAACAAAGATGGATCATAGTCGTATAGACCTTTAATCGTCAGGGTCGCCCTCATCGGTGTCACCTCCTCCCGGAATCGTGGGGATTTTTCGCCAGTCCACCCACAGGTCAAGACCAAACATAGTGTTTGACTTTTGGCAGGATTCCTGCAAAGATTCCAGCCACAGGGAACATTTGCTATAGGTTTCAACGTTGTTGGCATTGACCTCATCCGTGACCAACCGCTCCCGCTTGTCGGTGTTGGCGTTCGGGATGCCGATATGCGTATCAAACATAGATTCAATTTTTCGCATATCGGACAGCAGCCTGTCTACAATGTAGTTTTGCCCGATGTTTTGGAAAAACGCCTGCCATGCCGGACTACCGTCATCGTTGAACAGGTTTTTATCAATGACGGCAGCGGGGTTTCCGGCCCCAATCTGGTCATACAGCTTTTTAAGGCTTTCCGCGGCTGTCTTGTTGCTGGCGGCAAACACATATGACATTTTGCTGTTAAACAGATTAATGGAGATAGTCTCTGACACAATGGCCATCAATTCAGCATAGTCCCCCACCAGATCGAGAATCCCACCATAGTCTGGCTGGAGCTTGAACAACGTGCAATCAACCCCAATGCGGGGAGACAGATTGCCGGACAGCAACGGATTGGTGATCTGTATATGCGTGGGCTGGTAGTAGATATCATAGCCGGACAGCGTGCCACCCTGCGGAATCACACCATATCTGTCTGTGTTGATAACGGCAATGGTGCCCCAGCAGTACAGGACATAGAGGAAATAATCCCGGCTCCATGTCTCCGGCAGTCTCCATTCGAACACCGACATTGCTTTTTGGAGCAGATAGCGCTTGTAGTAGTATACAAGATTGGTATTCTGGCTATGCACTGTACCGGGCGAATTATGACTTGCCAAAATGTTCTGTTCGTCATAGGAAAACGGCGGTTTCATTCTGCTCACACCTCCTATTCATAGAAAAACCCTGCACGCATATGATTTTGAATCTGTGCATTTTCCGTGCTGGTGCAGGGGATATCAATATCAGGGTCAGAGATCATCATGAACCCCGCCAGACTGTCAAGCTGCGTGCGCTTGCAATATGGTCGTCCACGATCCGTCAAGTCCTCATCAGCGATCATCTGGAAAGAGGCAATCAGCATACCGCTGATAGTACAGTCGTTCAAACCACCCAGACCTCCGGACGTGGAAACTTTGTCGCCGAAAGAAATATTCCCCAATTTAGGAATACCGCCCAAAATACCACTCACACCCTGCACCGCTCCCACCAGCGCGTCACCCAGCATAGCGCCGAACCCGCCAGAGTTTCGAAGCGCGTTCACACCCATGCCCAAAATATTGGATTGGAGCTGCGCAATAGGCATTGATACACCCACCTGATAGTCTACAACTTGCGTTGCCGTTCCGGCAGAATTGGGGGTGATTAGACACGTTGCTTTTCCGGTTGGCAGGTCAACGTTGACTTCGATATTGATTGACGTTGCATCAATCATGTCGTATCCCTGAATATCCAGCATCCCGAAACACGGCAGGCGTAGCGTGTAGTGCGCGGTATCACCGGCATTTAACCACTTCCCACGGGCCTGCTGCGGGTGCTTCGGCAGATTCACCGATGCACCATAAAAGGCCATCGTGTTACCGCCCAGCTTATACCCCTTACTGCCTGTGATAGTCCACCAGCCCATTTCTACTTCTTGAGTTCCCGGCAAAAGCGCCACGGAAAACGGGAACCAGACAATAGTAGTAAAATATTGAATTGGGTTAAAACTGGCTTTCAAAGCCTCGTCTTGGAATCCATAGTCATAGTTGAAAACCTTTTCCATCAATGACTGATATTTTTCATACGTAAAGCCCCAATAGTTGATGACGCCACCATTTCCCACAATGCCTACTACAAAGCTGCCTGATCCTGTCATGCCTGTGATATTCCACGCTGCTTGATCGGAATTAAACAGTGTAAACGGAATTTTGGTTACCGAAAAGTCAGCAGTCCGGTTATAGGTCATGTCTGGAATCGTTCCGGTAAAATCAGACGCACTGCGTTCGACATAGAGCGTCTGCGCTCCAATTTCCGTTTTCCAACTGGCCAGCACGTCAATGGTCATGGCAGCATACCACAGGCCATTTTGAAAAGTCCAATTGGTGATAAAATAATACCGGTCAAAAGCTGCTATATGCGCGTAGTTATATTGTGCGGGGTATGTCCCCGCCCCGATGTTCAGAGGAATCATCGGGGAAAGGACATCCAACGTGTCGTTGGAAACGCACTGGTACACGGCATCAGCAGCTTTCGCTGGAATCATTGTGCTGTTGGTCTTTTTTTTAGCGTTTTTCCACAGTTCAACCGGAAAAGCCACGATTGCACCGCCTTTCTTAGTCGAGTAGTAGAATGACGCCCTTTTCCGTCATGTCCTGCATAGTGCGGAAATTAACATGGTCAAAGTCGTTCCAGTAACCGCCCTTTGCGTTAAAGGGCGTCAGCTGATTCCATGCGTTGACCTGCGCATAGCCAAGAGCGTCCTCATCAAACATGATACCGAAAATTCCCGCCTGCTCGATGCCTGCGCTGGAGCCGTCGCCCACCTTGGTTTTAACACTGCCGTCCGTTCCGGTATAAACGGGATTGACGGAAATGCTGTCGGGCTTTTCAATCGACTGCCAGAACGTGACGGATTCATAATCCGTATAGCGAATCATGTCATCGTGGAAGGTCTCCGACGCCACCATGGCTTTGATCATCTCCATGGCGGGCGCATACATATACAGCTTGAGACGATCCGGCGGAGTGTGACGCATGACCGGCTTGGCATTGACGACCGTCTGGAACATCTGGGAGCGCTCGCGCATCAGCTCCATCAGACTACGGATGCGGGAATAGACCCACCGCATGAACGGGGCGAAGTTGTTCGGCTGATAGACCGTCTGCGCGGTCAACTGCTGGTCGGTCAGGGTGTTGTACTCCGCCAGCAGATGAATCACACGGCCGGCCTGTGCTTCGGCCAGCAAAGCACCGGCATAGTTAGCCAGCAGACCACGCCCCACCGTATCACGATACTGCTCCAGCTTGTCAGCACGATTCTGCCCCACCATGGAAATGAACCGCATGAATTCCTCCGGGCCGGTGAATGCAGTGTCGAGATTGTCGCGGAAAATTGTATAGCTGTTTTCATAGACCAACTGTCCGTAGAAATTTGTCTGCAAAATATCCGGCTTGTTCAGCGCGTACATATCCACAGACTTTCCGTCACCGCTGGCGGGGGTCTGGTCGGCGTCATAGCCAACAGGCCACGAAAATCGCGCGTCATCCTCCACGGGCTTGTCGGCGACAGACATTTTCCGGGTGGCATTTCCCCAACGCGTCATATCCATTTCCAGACCCTTAAAACGGCGGCTATAAGGCCGCTGAGAAAAGATCGTTCTGCCCCACATCTGGGACATAGCATTGATGAGGGGATCAACACCCATTTTAAGCGCGGTGGTCGCCACGCTGACAAACTCCGTGGAATTGGTAGGCTTGATAACCGTCTGGCCGGTCGCCTGCTGTACAAGGCTGGTCAAAATCGTTCCGGCCTGATTGACAACCATATCATTTACAGATGCCATGTTTTTAATCCTCCTTTTTAATAGGTTTCGGGGCGATGATATTCGCCAAAATCTGATCCGCCGTCATAGGCTGTTCCGGCTGCTGACTGTTCTGCACGTTGACGGTCTGGATAGCATTTTTGATACCCAGCAATTCGGCCATCATAGCTTGATAGTCAAACGGGGCAGGTGCAGCAGGTGCCGCAGGTGCAACAGGTGTAGCAGGTGCAGCAGGTGCAACAGATGTAGCAGGTGCAGCAGGTGCCGCAGGTGCAACAGGTGTAGCAGGTGCAGCAGGTGCAACAGGTGTAGCAGGTGCAGCAGGTGTGGGCATCTGCTCCAGCATAGCCAGTTTGCCGATCTGGTCTGCACTATAACCGGCATGTGCCAACGCCAAAATGTCTTTATATGTCATGTTCTCACCTCCTTAATAAAAGCGTTCGGATAATCATGTTTCACAGTCTCAAGCATTTTTTCCGCGTTTTCACGCTTCTTAAATGCTCCGACCTGCACGTGATACATGACTGTTTCACGTGAAACATATGGAATTTTGAAATATTCGCAGATGCCTTTCGCCAGCGCTTCGGCGATCTGGTCAACATGGTTGACGATCCATTTGGCATCATCAGGGTTATCGTGGAAACCGATTTCCGGCAGAATAGCCGGTGCTACCGGGTATGTCAGCTCATATAACTGGGTGGTTTCCACGATTTTTGATTTGGTTAAACCATCATACACCGTATCAAGCGCGGCCATGATGCACTTTCCAAATTTCCGGCTTTTTTCGGACGGATAGCAATGCACCCGGACTCCCTGTACAGACCCGTCAAAAGCGTTACTGTGGAGGGCGATATAGCCGTCTACTTTTTCCGCGTTGGCCCTATTAACGCGGTCACGTAAATAGCCGCTGGGCAGATAGATGACCTCAACACCACACCGCGCCAGATGCTCCACCAGCTTTTCCGCTACACGGTGCATCTGGTAACCCTCATTGGTGCCGCCATAGGCGTAGCGGTTCCCGTACTGATCGGACGGGCTGACGGCGATCTTGATTTTCTTAGACATGTCCATCATCTCCCATCTTTTCGCATAGACGTGTCATAACGATAGTGTTGTTGTTCAGCGCTTCGGAAAACTTGTCCATTTCAGCCTTGTGCTGTTCGTCAGATTTGACCATCCTCCAAAACAGAGCACCGCAGCATACGATGGGAAAACCCAGAGTGCTGACCAACTGGATGACTGCATTCTGATCCATACTATATTCCCTCCTTATATATAATAGGTCTGGTGGTAATGGCAGCTCGTGCGCTGCACCCGCGCATGGCCGCCCTTCCGGGGCTGTGCATGGCCGCTGCCACTACCACCTTTATTGTATACCAGCCATGCACATTTGTCAATTTTTTTTCACAAATCCATGTACTTTTTGAATAAAAGTTCCGACAGAAAATCCTCAAAAAACACCTGCTTGTAGAAATACGCGGACACGAGCCAACTATACCGGATACGGAAGCGCGATAGATCAATAGACCCGCTGCTGTATTCCTCCGGCGATCCGGATTTATGGTTTGAAACAAATAACCATTTTTCCGATTTGTGACGATATATCGTAATTTCGCCCACGCTGGAAATTGGCCGCAGCTCTTTCAACACCGCCGTTCGGGGATTGGTGCATTCCTCCGAAAAATCGTTGTCAACGGCCATCGCCGCGAAACCTGTGCCGGCTGTCAACTTATACAGCGCTGTTTCCTTTTTCTTTTCCGAAATGGGGGATCTCTGCAAGATTGCCATAAACAAACCGCGTTCCGCGTCTTTATAAATTTCCGTTTTTGATTTATACATTTTAACAGCTCTGCCAACAATGCCCAATTCCAGAAAAATAGGATTCCCCATCAAGTTGGCGTTAGATAGAAGCACGCATTGTACAGGCGGTTCACCGGACAGCTCACGGTTACGGTTGACAGTTTCCACAGCATTGAAAAATGCTGCTGCTTCGTCTTTGATTGGGCGGCGGTGCCGTTCCGGTATAAACTCATCAAAAATGATAGCCTGCACTTCTGACGCATCAATGCCCCGCACATCTGCGAAGGTGGACAGAGCCATGCTGTAACCTATAAGCTGCTGTGTCTCCTCGTCAATAAATCCATAGCAGTCTTTACCCATCTTTTTCGTTAATGTATTGTAGCCGTGGTATTCGTCCAGCTTCTTAAACGGGGACAACTCCGGTATTCCGGTGGTTCGCGTCTCGTCAGGGCGGCGGCGCAGGTAGATAAACCGCTTCCCGGTATCAACCGCCGATTGCCGGAAATATTCCAACACACCGAAAGTCTTACCGGTACCGCGGCCACCCACCATTATTACAAATGGCAGGTGGCCGGACAGCACCCACGGGATATCTACATAGCCGCTATGCAGATACAGTCCCATTGTTAATCCTCGTCCTCGTCCTCGTCCTCGTCACAGGCTTCCAGCACCGCAGCGATGATCTCTGCGGTATCGTCTTCGGACAGGGGAGCCCAACAATGATTATACCACTTGCCGCCCTTCTTGGCGGGCTTCTTTGACGGAAAACTGATAAACCAGCCGTTCTCTCCCTCGATTAGCTTGCAGCCATGCATGCTGATCCCGTTCAGGATCATATCAAAGAAATACACATCCTCATACGGTGTCGCACGAATCACGGACATGCTGGAAACCTCAATAGGCTTGATCTTCTTGGTGCTCTTGGTGTTCTTTTTCATGATGATAATCCTTTCTTAGACACAATAAATTCTATCAGGTTTTTCCAGCACTCTTAAATAGTCGGCAGTCAGACCGACGGTATAGGTGCTGTCTTTGATACAAATATTAGGCCCTATTTCCAGATCATGGCCGTCTACCTGTATCGTGCTGCATGGGGTGTCGTCATTGTATATACTTTCTGTACCACCTCCTTTTATAAAAACCATACCTTCCTTAAAGGCTGAAAGTCCTCCGGCAGCTTTTAACTCCTCCGCTCCTTTCTTCTTCTCAACGCCGGAAATTGTTATATGCAGTTCCCCGTTTTGGGTATATGCGTACTTCTTGGCACCGAGGGTTTTAAACTCATCATATTTTCCCTCGTATTCAAAAACTCCCATGTAATGCCGCTCACCGGCTGGATCGTCAGCGTACGCGCTTGACCTTGTAGATGCTTTTATGCGCGTGGTATTGTAGGCAGTCCAATCAACGTCACCGACATATTTCACGCTGTCAGTATCGCAGTAGATAGCCCCATCACCGGCCAGCTCCAAACCTTCCTGCAATCGCACGCGCGCCCATGCGGTGATCCATACACCCCACGCATAGCATAGATAGGCTCTTTTACTGTTTTTTTCCAGCAGCTCTGTAATAGGCTTATCGTCTATTAAAAAATTCCGGCCGTCAAAAATGATGCCCTGTTTACACTGATCTTGGGCCATACACCCATAGATGCTATTCAGCAGCGCTTTTTTCTTGCCGTATAGCATAGCGCCATAACTGCCCTCTGGAGCACCTTTCAACGTTGTCTTGTCGCGGTAGTACTCAATGCATGTTGTAACCAGCGGATTAGGCAGGTAGCCATATCGACTATAATATAGGTCGCTCACCTCCATATTGTCCCATGTATATTGTTTTTTGACAATTTTCCAATCAACATCCGTCAAAGTCGTTTCCAGATAGTCCGCACTTAAAATCCTGCCGTTATCCGTATAAGGATTCATTATTTGGCGACATTTTGAACGGGATATGTACGGGAATCCCCAATATGGATCTCGCAGCCGAAAACCGCTGAATTTTGCCCGGAAAAGAAACGCCCGTTTCGCCTTAACCAAATCAGATATGGTCAAGCCGTCTGCCGGTCTAAACTCTGTCAACGGAAACCTGCAGTTGACCAGCACGTCAGGGTACGAGGATGAGCGGTCAGCACTTTTGACATTTGGGATAATCTTTCCGGTATAGAATCTGTTCGCGTGGGTGTCGCCACCCCGGAACGCTTCTTTCAAAAGCTGGTAGACTTCCAAAGTCGGCTGTGCTTCCAATACACGCTTTGTCCCACAGACCCTCATAGCGCGTTTCACGTCTCGCCGAACGTAGCCTGTGGAGGTCAGCGGAATTGTAGAAAGATTGTCACCATCCATTTCCATTTCCGCTTTATAGGCTTCCACGAGGCCAATCACATCATTGTAACAGTATTCCAGCTCTTTGTCTGTCAAAGGTGACCACGGATAACGCGTCACTTTATAGTCAAACTCATCACCGGACAGTTTTTGATGCTGAACATTAAATTTTTTAGTGTATGCCGCCAGTGACATATTGCTATGGATATAGGTGCATCGAAATTCAAGCGCTTTGTCATACATAGTACATTTACAGACTTTCCGGCGGTCTAATGCGAATACGTCATCGGTTGAAAAGTCGTAGATTGTACGCAGAAATTGAAATTCATACGACAGATTATGCACCAAAACTACTAAAGTGTATTCATCTCCGATGATTCGTGCCAGCCGTTCTATAAACCTGCGCAGCTCCCGCCACGTTCGGCCTATAAGTGTACCAATCCCATCAAAATGCCATTGCCATATATACATAATAGCTTGATCCTGTTCCGGCAGCTTGCTTGTCTCAATGTCAAAAGCGGTAACGATATCCAAATACCGCTTTTTACTCCGGCTGGCTGGATTGCCTGATTTTCGCTTTTCCGGCTTTATTTTAGAAAATTCCGAAAACGGGAAAAGTTGTGGTGCCGTAGATCATCACCATTCCCCCCTTCCGAATTTATAGAAAATCAAGCAGGTGCCTAGAATCGCAAGAAAAAACCACATATTATCAACTCCTATCCTGTAAAAACTTTTGAAACTTCTGTTCAATTTTTGATTTTCTGGCCTTGGCATCTGCGATATTTACATACTTCCGATTCTTAACTTTTTGGTACACGAAACCGATCTCATCCCGCAGTGCCTCCAAAAACTCCACCCATGCGGAATAGTTACCGATGTTGACAAACTCGTATTCATACTCGTTATTCCATGTGTCGACCTGCTCTGCCCTGATCTCTTTAAGGCCGCTAACCGATGACCCTTTTGCAGCTACAAACTGCGTCAAATCTACAAGAGCCATAGTTAAATCCCTCTGGTCTTTGATGCTCTTAGTTGTTGGAAACCTCCCCACAGCATTGCGGTATGTAGCACCACCGGCAAACTCGCTTTTACCTAAACGCTGTATTGACTTCTGGGCAACTGCCCTTAATCTGGCATATTCTTGCCGCAGCTCCTTTTCGGAGCGTTCGGCCAAAGCACCGGGATAGTAGGTGGATATCGGCCACTTAAAGTTACGGTATGGTTTATAGGCCATTGATGCCACCTCTCCAAATGACAATCATACTGGGAAACGGTGCTGTTCCCATCGGCTTGCCCAGAATATAGTCATGAAAACTGGCTCTGTCTGTCCTCGCCGGAATCAAAAGCACCACCGTTGTACCCGGTTTCTGTCCCTCCCTGCAACACTTCTCCGTCCACAGCCCTGTTTCCTTGATCCCATAGGGCGGGTTACAGAACACCGTTTCACCCTCCCAATTTTGACTTAAACCATCATCGTTTTGCGTAAAATAACGCACGCACTTATGGTTTCCGTCACTGGCGGCAGCGTCCAACGTGAAATGAAACTCCGCATCCAGCTCGTCAAACAGCTTTTGAGGTGTCTCCCAATAATTCTTGTCGCTGGAAAACAAAGCGTTATTAACCATGTCATTCAACTCCTCCCACATAATAATCAACATAATGATAATTTGTAGTGTCAAAGCGGGGACGGTGTACCTTGTAACCTATGCCATACCTCCCTTTGTACTCCTCCAATTTCTCCGGGACTTTCCGGCTCATGTAGCCCTTGGCTGATGCCGTATGATGCCAATTGTACAACTGCCCGTTGATCATCCTATATTGATCCATTATTGAAACCTCCATTTTCAGTTAGGTCGTTAACTATAACAGTGTC